TATTGCGGTATCTGACCCCGGTATCAGCGGCTTAGTTGCCAAGATGGACCCGGCTTTCAATGCGGAACTTGATGCCTGCATTGAAGCCACTATCAAGGGCAAATCGACAAGCCTTGATATGTATGGGCAGTTAAAGCGTATCTGGACAAAGGAGCAATTCGACGGCACTCCAATGCCCGGCTGGACAGAGGATGATTGCAAGAATACCAACTTCAAGCCTGATATTGTCGAAAAGAAAGCAGTATCTGGCGGCAAAATACGCGTCGTCTTTACTGACGATTTGGTGCAGGCAATGCCGAAAGGCAAGGCTTTCCAGCAAGATATGGACGATGCTACGGCAGAGTTGAAAACTAGCGGCGCTGTGAAGCGTTTCGCTGGCAAGGGGAAGCAATTCCTCCGAGATACTTTCAACTATGCCAAGTTGCAGCGCGATACCATGCGGAAGATGGTTCGCGCGGCGATCGGCCTGCATCACCAAATATCGGCGATCGAAGGAATGCCCAAGGTTCGTATTCAGTGGATACCCGGAGCATCTGATAGGTGTCCAGTTATCCCCAAGAATTTCGGCGGGAAGGAAACATTCAAGGTAACACGTTCCGGAAAGCCTTTCTGGATCACCGCCTTGGATGGCACGGCAGAAGTGCCCAACTCTGGGAAAGAGTTCAGCGTATCCCAGATTTTGGCGTTTGACGTGCGAAAGGCGCTGGCAATGCCGGATGGCGGAACGATGGCCGATTTGGTCGAAAGTGCCAAACCGGAACCGGAAACTCCGGAACAAAAGGGCGAGAAAATGTCGCCTGAAGAGCAGGACACGTTGATCGTTTCAATCTACTCGAAACTCTCGAATACGGAGGAACGGGCAGGCTGGACGAAACGAATGGCAGAAAAGGACAACGAGACGGCGCGGGACGCATATTGCGGTCTGTACTTGATCCTGAAGCCTTTCTTTCGCAAGAACGCCAAATGGTACGGCGAGCGCATTGGTCTGGACGAAGCACAGATCAAGGAAGCGGTCGGCTAACCTAACCTAACTTCTAACCCCTGCCTTAACCGGCAGGGGTTTTTTTGTGCCCACATTTCGCCACATTGTGCGTTGCGGTCGCAACTTGTTGCGTTGCCGTTCTGTTCTTGGTGCGTTGTGGTAGCTGCATTGCACCATTTTTTCATTCTGATAGGTTTAATTTAACTCGCGTGCGTGACCCTGTACGTATCCATATTGTTTAGTAACAGAAGCATAGTTCACGAAGGGGCCGGGGCGAAGCCATGAACTAAGACTTGTGCATCAGTTCGGGGTTGAAGAAGCCGAAAGTCACAATCTCAGGTTGCGTAAGAAGTGGTTTAGTGCTAACATACTTAAATGATGAGGAGAGAAACAAGGAAGTACACGCAGAGAGCGAGTGGCCCTTGCCTCGTCACCATAGGGCGAGCCGCCCGCTGATCTTGGTGCCACTAACCGGAATAGTGGAACTCGGGCCGAGAGGATAAACCGGCACTCAACTCGGGAGCAACAAATGTCAATTATCAAGACAGCTGATGGCTGGAAGCAGTTAGGCTCTTCCAAACCAATGGAAGTTCAAGACCCTCGCAATCGTCCGTTCACTCAATTCGCAGCCCGTGCAATCAGTGGACACAACGCATTAAACGCTGGTATGTGTCCTACGTGCCAGAATGAAGTGAAAGAATTTCGCAACGCTCTTTCGCTTAAGGAATTCGGAATCTCTGGCATGTGTCAGGCGTGTCAGGATAGTGTGTTTGGACCTGACTAACGGAGGTACTATGGCTGAAGAGCCTGAGAAGTATACGCCTGAAGCGTATGAGGAATATGAGATCGGTAAGTACCGAACTCGGTTTCCTGATGAAACCAAGGCATTGTCGGATGAGCAATTGTTCGACACTGTTATGTCTGCCGAAGATGACCACGACGACGCCGACTGGAAGGCCACGTTCCTTGCTGTCTCGTCGACCGTCACCGCCTAGTTCGGCGTAGTCCTGAGCATGACTTGAAACTGCTCAACCTAACCTATGTTGACGCCTGCCGTAAGTAATAAGCATACATCAATGACGTGTTAACTGCGTTATTGAGCGCAATGTGTGTGTTGCACTCGCATTCCATTCACCCACTGTTCTCACACGATTGTCCGAGCTAAGAGTCCGGACCAAAGGGACAAGATGAGGCAGAGTGAGTTTGACAGAGACATCGCTTACGGTAGGCGTGAACATAGGAGGCTCCAATGAAGTAGATAAGCTGACAGAACTACCTCACGACTTCATCAGACCGTTACCCATCGCAAGCATGTTGGTTACATGCCGCTCGGCCCCATCTCTCGCGGAGAGAATAGCGTCACGGGGTCATTAACTTGTCAGTCGGGAGAAATGACATGGCTGAGCCAATCACACATATCGCTCCAGAGGACGCCGATCTCATCGGCTTATCCCTTGTCCAGAAACCCTGTGGTCACTGGAGTTGGTGCTTCTTTGGTCCCAATGATTACGAGTTTACTGACACTGAATGTCATGAGACTATCCTCGCTGCTTATCAGTGTGCTGTTCGTTGGGCTATGCACCATGCACCTGATGAAATCTGTGACGCCGTTGTGAGCAAGACCCATGACCTCACAACCCATTAGCTGGTTCCGTGTCTTCTTCGATATCTTCGGATTCGAAATGAAGAGCAGCCGTTGGCGTATCTTTGTAGCGAGGTTAATCATCCCTTGCTCCGCCAACTACCGGCAGCGTCGTGCTGCAAATGACAACGGCAGGGAGTGGAGTATTCCTCCATGGCCAGATGAGTAGCAAACACTTCCCTCGCAGAGGTGACAAGGTAAACGATAGGCGTCGGATACCATTCGCCAATGGCTTTGTCAGGAATGTCATCTACGATGATGGTCCTGACACTGTGATCGTACGCTTCGACAACGGGTTGGAGATGTACGACTATGAAGACTTCAAGAATACATGGACCGACAGTTACGGTGGTGCATTTATTCTTGCAGGAGAAACATCCCTCACATCGGAGCAGAACGAATGTCTAGCCAAGTTATTAGTGCAGTGGAACCAACCCTTGAAGACGAAATGAATATTCTTCTCGGAGTTAAATCTCTTCCGCAACCTACACCTACTGTCGATCGGCAGCTTAGTGTATTCCACCGTCAGTGGACGGCTACGGCGGAGGAATGTGAGAAGCGTGCTTCCGACTTGGAGACGGCTGCGGCTGATCTCCGGAAGCGTGCCGCCGATCTGTACGCAGCGAGGAATTACCTCGATGACGTGAAGATGTCTGTTCTGTTCGAGATCGAGAGCCGTAACCGTGCGCTCTCTCTCGCCCTCGTCAATCCCCCGAAGGAATAAAGGACCTATCAGCCATGTTGCACGTAGAAATTGTCGATGATGACTGTGCCTCGGATGAGGCTCACATTCATCGGTTCCCGCTCGATACTGATCTCTCCGAGATAGTCCGAGCGATCAAGCTGCTGTATCCGACAGCTAACTCCATCTGGATCAAGGTGGAGGAAGAAGAGACATAGGAACGGCGCTGGTTCGCGCAGCATACACAACAAATCGGGAGTTGTCAACATGATTGTGAAAAGAATAGCAACTTGTAGTTGTCGTACGTCATACTACGACACTCCGGGCGGTTGGAACCGAATGGTTAACCATTTACAGGCTAACCATCGTTGGGTTGAGTTCGGTGAGGGGTTGTTTCAGCCAGCCGAAGAGAGCCAAAAGGAACCTGAAGGCTCAAACGATGCTGAAACCTCAAAACCCGGTTTGCGTTAGGAATGTTTTCGTGCTAATGTTAAGAATAATCGGGGAGAAAAGACATGGCCAATCGGACCATCCAACAGAAGATACTGAAGATGAAACGGCGGAAACGCCATGCAGTCTTCAGCGGGAATACTGCGAAGTACGCTGTCCGCATAGATCGCGGACGGTTTGAGGGAACAACTACCACTGGCGACGGTGATGTGGTTCCATCGGGAAAGCATGTCACTATTCCTGTGGGTAATATATCCCTCAGCAGGGCTGTGGTTAATACAGGCCGTGGTCCGGACAAGGAAAGGATGCAGACGTATTATGATCGTCTAGCTTCCTTCAATAAGGAAATACCTCCGACATTATCGGAGCGTCTAGATCAGGAGGCATTCCGTTCCCACGATAAGGAGCGGAGTATCAACTATCTTAAAGACGAGTTCGCGAGATTAGATTTGTTCTTTCTAGGACCCAGATGGTACTGGGTTGAAGTTAACTATAAAAAGAAGTTCTGGCGTAAGAGTGAAACGTACAGGACCAAAGCAATGGCAGACGTTGTTCTTGAAAACAATATGATCCGATGGGTTGAGACTATCTCCCCAGAGGTTTGACGGGGGCTACGCCATCCGGCGTGCTCCTCCCGAGAGTACAGCCCTCGTCAACAGCCCCCACGGTTTCTTGCCCCGAGGCCGTGGGGGTTTACCTTTCCCCTGTAAAGTGTACAGCCCCTAGCTGCATCATCCTAGGGGTTTTTTTTCGTAACTGTACTATTAAATTAGTCCATTTTGGACGTTGGAGAAGAACATGGAGTACATCAATGACGGGTTGAACTACCTCTATGCTCATCAGGATGCAGTCTTTACGGCGGGAGTAGTGACTGCGGTTTTCCTGCTGATTCTGCCGTGGAATAAGACAGGATGGTTCGATTGGCTCATCCTGTACAGGAGGGGCCGCATGAAAAAGAAAGAGAGAAGGGAATTAGTCGTACTGCAAGCAGTTGATGATTTCGTCGATGCGATTGAAGAACGTGTCGCCGATGAGAGTATTTCTCGTACAGAAGCGACGGAACTGTACGTGATGCTGCAACGAGCATTCCCCATTAAGAGTCTGTTTCCTTCCAATCAGTGGTTGAAGGACAGCATTCGTTCTCGTCTCAACAACCACGTCACACCAAAGCTTCCTGACAAGAAGGAGAAGAAGGGCCGAAACATCTTCGCCAAAGTATGACCACTAAGTTTCGCACTATCCACAGTAAGTTCAACGGCCTGAGGGCCAAACGGAGAATGAGAATGTCTCAATCGGGAACAATCGTACGCAGATCAGCCAACACTTTTATTCCGGATGCATATCTGGAACTGGTGACGGCGGCTAACCCTAACGGGTACAGTGCTGCGTTCGTCGAGGACGGCAACGTGAAGTTCGTGAAAGACACGGCCGGCGCGACCGTCGACGACATCAAGGAGACAATGCAGGCGTATCCTGACAAGGATATCACCTTCTATTTCTGTCAATCTGATGCGGCCCTCAATCAGGACGACCTGCCGCCGTATGTTCTTCTTCAGGAGAACAAGAATACTCCGCTTATCCTCGGCTTCATCGACGGCAACTTCCCGAACTTCGCGAAGTCCGAGAGTTCTCATCCGCCGGAGTTCTTCTTCGCCCACGAGTATCTCGTGCCGAAGTTCGAAGGTATGGCGGAGATGTCGGAGGACCTCAACAAGGTAACGGCGGCGATGCAGAAGCCGTATTTCAAGAAGGAATTGCTGCTCAATTGTGTTTCACGGGGCTACGTGACATTGGTGTGTGCAAACGGCACCGATTTGACATTTGCTCAAGGCGATACTTCCGCCGAGTACAAGTGGGGTTGGGTAAGTAACAACCACGGTTATGCTCTCGCTCCGCCGGAGGAGAAGAAAGTAGAGAAGAAGAAAGGTGGTATCTTTGGCAGAAGTACTGTCAGGGAACCGGCAAACGTGCCGCCGAAGGAAGAGATTGCTGAGGCAGTCAAGGTTAACGCCACGGCGGCGTCGATCATCAAGAATTTCAAGGGCTGGACTGTCAAGGACTGGGCACCAAAGCCCAGTGACAGTCGCAGCAACAAGAAGGATGGATACAAAACACGTATCGGTTACCTTCCGCCGGGTTGGGAGCAATGTCCGACGGTACGTGCGTACTATGATCCGGGTGGGAAGCTGTCTACCTTCGCTCAGATGAACAAGGCTCTTGGCTTGGAGGCCGCTGGTCTCCAGAAGCTGGCTGCTAATCCTCCTCGTATGCAGGGGAAGGACACCGAGCCGGATAAAGTCGAGCACGATCAGACTTTGCCTGCCGAGAGCAAGGCTGTGACGACGGAGATTCTTCCGATCATGTCACCGCCGGGTCGGGAGTACATCGAGAAGCTTCGTGGTACGGAGCAGTACAAGAAGATGATTGCGGAGAACGCCGCCGTCATCAACGACCCGAAGAAGTTCGAAGGATATGAGGCTAAGTTCGTTGACTTCGCAAAACAGATGGGTGCGAAGTCGATGGATGAGTTCGCGATGTGGGATGACACGATGCTGTTCAACCTCGCGAACGATCGGCCTCAGGAGATGATGGTGATGGCACGAGCCTTCATCAACATCTACAACCGCAACCGAGCAAAAGGTGCAATCGAAGAAGCCCCGATCAACACGGAGGTCGTCAACGACCCTCCGAAGAAGAAGGGTGGTATCTTTGGTCGTGCCGCCGCATAGGCACTGTAGGCTGAGCGACTACAGTGGAGCAGCGGAGTAGTGACCCGTTTGCTCGGGACGGTGGTGTGAGGTGGCGGATACTCCCCACCGTCTCTCCTTTCATTCCTTCGGAGGTAATCATGTTCGAAAATGCACGTAAGTTCTTCCATCTTTCTACAGCAGAGGTGATTAATCCCGAGGCTGAGAAGTGGCACCGACAATACAGACGGACACCCGATCTGTGGTATCTGAACCAACATGCTCGTCAGTTGGTGTTCATCGCCGATGACTTCAAGCGAGGTCATCGACGGCACGAACTGATCGAGGGACAGGAACCAATTCACCCTAGCTGTTACACAGCTGATTCGTTTACCTGTTACAAGAAGGATTTGGGGGTACATTCATTCCCACTTCCGTTCGAGAAACACATTGACTTTCAAATCCATGGATGGTATAAGCCTGAGTTGGCCCGCATCCAAGGAGAATTGTACGCACTTCCCAGTCATTTCCTGTGGAAAGTGCTTGACATCGAGAAGGAAAATGGGTTACAATTCAATCGAACTAGGGTATCAATTACGGTACCTTGGCGTGAAGTGAAGTACAACATTGACCCTAACGTATGGGTCAGCAAAATCCCCACCATCAGTCGTGACTACATCCGCACAATCCGTGCTTGGATGTACATTGCTCGTCCCGAATATTGGGACGACTACGTCGGCGTCGCCCTCGGAACCCGAGCTGTCGATCTGTACGAACATGACACTCCCAAAGACTGGATAAAGAAGTATTACAAGTTCTAGCAAAATCGTTGAGCAGCACATTCCCTGCCCATCCTGTCCATCCTCAGATGCTTATTGTGTCTACGAGGATGGACACGGATGGTGTTTCTCATGTAACTACTTTAAACCTAAAGAGGGCAACATTTCAGACGAAACTTATTCTTATGAGTACCTCCCGTACAGAGGTATTACTAAAGAAACATTTCAATTTTATAATAGTAAAACCAAAGTTGATGATACTGGTAAGCCTATTTCCATTGGCTTCGAGTATCCGAATAATTCTATTAAGGTTAGACAGTTAGATAAGAAAGCATTTCATTCCGTCGGTGATATAACTCAAGGTGGTTTATTTGGTCGTAATAAGTTCGCGGCTGGCAGTCACAAATATGTGACAATAACAGAAGGGGAATTAGATGCTCTCTCTCTTTATCAGGTTCTTAAGTCGCCTGTGGTTTCTGTGCGGAGTAGTTCTTCTGCTCACACTGACGCCTCGTTCGATCGAGCTTATCTCAACTCTTTCGAACGAATCTATCTCGCGTTTGACGGAGATGAGCCGGGCCGGAGCGCAGCAGCTGCAGTCGCTAAGCTATTCGATTACAACAAGGTTTACCAGCTCAAGTTCCCCGGCGGAACCCGAAAAGACGCCAACGATTACCTCCGAGCCGGAGAAGAGTCCGAACTGAGGAACATCTGGTGGAATGCTAAGAAGTTTCTTCCCGACAATATAATCAGTGATCTGTCAACCTTCGAGAAAGAACTTCTAACTCCACCTAAGTTCGGCATCAGTTACCCGTTCCCTACCTTGACCCATATGACCTATGGGTTGAGGACAGGGGAAGTCGTCCTCATTACTGCACAGGAGGGCGTGGGTAAAACTGAAGTAATGCATACCATCCTCCACCATGTATTGAAGGAAACAGACGATGCGGTTGGCGCGATCTTCCTTGAGGAAAGTAAGCAACGGTTACTACAAGCCGTGGCAGGTATTGAACTCCAACGTCCGGTCCATCTTCCAGACAGCGGTTGTTCTCCTAGCGAGACGTACGCTGCTGTCAAGCAGGTGGTGCGTACCGACGATCGTCTCCACATCTATAATCATTTTGGTTCTGACGATCCAGAAGTTCTTCTTGACAGTATTAGGTTTCTCGTTGCTGCCCGTGGCTGTCGTTGGATTTTCTTTGACCTTATTTCTCTTGCCGTTGCTGGAGTTGGTGGAGATAAGGAGACAGCTGCCCTCAGCTACCTCGCCGCCCGCCTCGAAATCATGACGCAAGAGTTAGACTTCGGGTTAATCATGGTGAGTCATGTCAACGACTTCGGTCAGACACGTGGCTCGCGAATGATTGGCAAGGATTGCCACATCCGTATCGACCTAAAAAGAGATATCGCAGCGATGTCTGATAGGTCGCGATTGACTACGGAAATGACGATCACGAAGAACAGACCGGCATTCAGAACAGGGTTCGCAGGCAACCTTCTGTTTAATCCTGCAACGTGTACACTGAAGGAAGACTTCGGTGAGAGTGATGTAAAAGCTGAGTTTTTATATGGACCCTCACCACCCTTGGTGCCACTTTGGCAAGATTTACCGGAGGTTAAAGATGTCATGGCTTAGCGGAATATCAAAGGAAGAAAAAGACGAGATGTACCTCGATGCCTGTACTGCATTCAATACAGAAGTAATTAACGAAAAAGAATTCAGAGCTACACTAGGTAAATTAGGTTATAACGCCACAGATATCGAAGACATCGTGAGGTGGCATCGACCGAAGGGAATGTAGGAGGGCTTATGGTTATCAGCGGTAAGGGGTCGGATCGTGATATCTATGTAGCGTTAGAGTTAATTAAACAACAATGGGAACAAACCCATGAAACGAATACCAATAGAAACCGTAGAGAGGATAATCCAGAAATTACTTTCCGGAAAGAAACCGAAATATATCATCTACGAAGAGAAAATAAGTAGGTCTTTTCTCTACAAATCGAAACTCAAGTACCCGCTATTCTTCTGGAAGGATAGGCCCTAGGAAGCCCTAGGAAGCCCGTACAGAGGTTTTACCTACGGAAGCTAGGGTGATGCCAGACAACATAAATAACGCACCAGCGGCCTTCTAATGGCCTCCTAGAGGGTATTTAAAATGAGTGTAGCACCAGAGACCGATGAAGAGCTGCGGCCGACGAAATACCCGCAGTTTCGAGTAGCTACAGGCGGTAAAGGACCTCCTGAACCACCTGACACCGGAGCTAACTGGCTCGGTACGTACGCTGTCGGTACTACATTCGTATGCCGGAGTAAAACAAGCAGAGACCCAGATTTCAATCTGTATCATCTTGTGTTTAAATGGGATGATGAAGTAGTTCTTCTTAAATGGGAATTACCTGACGGAAAGATACTTGACTATTATGTCAACCCTGCTAAGTTTAGTAAGAAGTTCGAGGACCCGTATGTCCTTGGAGTTGTTAAAATACCAAAACCAGAAGAGCTTGAACAACAAGCCGAAGGAGAAGAAGATGGGAACAGTAATAGGCCCGATTGACCGGGCTACTTGGTATTGCATGCGCCAGTGCCTTGAAAGTATTAATTGGTGTAAAAGCAAACGTGACCCTAAGTATGATCTTGAGATCAAGGGTGAGCAAGAAATTTACAATCATTTCATGAAAGAAATTCCTAGGCGAGTTGCTTGAAGATTGTAGTTGACATAGAATGTGATGCTTTGGAGAACCCGAAGCACATCTGGTTGATTGTCTGTAAAGACATCGACACAGGTGAAAAATATATATTTAGAAAGGTTACAGAAGATGAAGAAACTGCACTTCGAGTTCGAGACTTTTGGAGGAATTGTACTCTTTGCATTGGCCATAATTGGCTTGGGTACGATTATCCGGTTCTTGCTAGGCTTTTAAACCTTGAATATAAGGAATGTATTGACACCTTAATCATCAGTAAACTGTTAGATTATTCTCGTCAGGGACATTCGATAGAAGACTACGGGATAGAATTTGGGATACCGAAGGGGAAGTTCACAGACTTCTCTAAGTGGTCTCAAGAGATGGAGGATTATTGTGTTAGAGACGTTGATATATGTCACAGGATTTACATTAAGTATCTTAAGTATATTAGCAATCCTCAACATCTTCCTTCGATTAGACTTGAACATAGTTTCCAACTTATTGTTAATGATCTCCATGTCAATGGCTTTAGCTTCAATACTAGTAAAGCTGAAAAGCTACTTGATAAAGTAGCTGAAGAATTAGCTACTCTAGATAAAGATATCCTTGAAGCATTTCCTCCAAGGCTTAAGTTAATTAGGGAGATACATCCCAAGGAAACTAAACATGGCACACTTTCGAAAACTGATTTCAGATGGGTCTCTGACGGAGATTTGTCTGAGTTTAATGGCGGTCCTTTTTGCCGCTGCTCTTGGGACGTTTTTAACCCTAGCAGCCACAAGCAAATTATTCAGGTATTGTCTGAAGCTGGATGGTCCCCCACCGATCGTACTCAAACACATATTAACACCGAGAGAGAACTCAACCAAATAAAGTATAAGAAAGGTCTTGACAAAGAACGTCAAGTACTTTACGATAAACTTAATCTATTAAAGAAAACTGGTTGGAAAGTCAACGAGACTAATCTTGAAACATTGCCAGAACGTGCCCCCAAGGCTGCCAGATTATTGGCCAAAAGAATTCTACTTGAAAGTCGGAGACGAACACTCACTGAATGGTTGGAACTTGTTCAACCCGACGGTAGAATTCACGGCAACTTCTATGGGATCGGTGCATGGACGCACCGTATGGCACATCAAAAACCTAATACAGCCAACATTCCAAACGAGTTTGATACTGCCGGAAAACGTAAGTTACTTGGGAAAGAACTTAGATCACTTTGGTGCGCACCGAAGAACAGACTTCTAGTCGGTGTTGATGCGGAAGGTATTCAACTTCGTATATTTGCTCATCTTATTAATGACCCAGAGTTCACCCGTGCGCTAGTCGAAGGGAAGAAAGATGACAAAACCGATCCGCATAGTCTCAACCAGTCGATCCTTGGAAGTGTTTGTAAATCTAGAGATGCTGCCAAAAGGTTTATCTACGCATTACTTCTCGGCGCAGGATTGCCGAAACTGGCTGAAATATTGGGATGCTCAGATGTGGAGGCCAGAGAGGCGCTTGATCGTTTGCTTACTCGCTACACGGGTTGGGCGTTTCTCAAGGAACAAGTCTTTCCAAAGGATGCAAAGCGTGGCTGGTTCATTGGGCTGGACGGTAGAAAAGTGCGCATCCCCGGCGACACAGATGGAACCAGACGTCATCTTGCAATGTCTGGATATCTACAGAATGGCGAAGCTGTCGTAATGAAGCTAGCCACCCTGAAGTGGTGGGATAAGCTAAAGTTCCTTGATGCTAAGTTAGTTAATTTTGTTCATGACGAATGGCAAGTAGAGTGTCCAAACAATATGGAAATAGCTTTAGACATCGCTAACATGATGTCAAATTCACTGAAACAAGTTGGTGAAGATTTAAACCTTTTGTGCCCACTAGCGGGGAGTTTCTGGAATGACAAAGCAAGAGACTACACCATCGCAACCAACTGGGCGTATACCCATTGAGGTACAGCGAACAGACCCTGATTTGTGTATTAAATTAGATAAAGCTTATTTATGTCCAGTATGGAGGGGTGACAATATAGCGTGGTACGATATTTATTCATTAGAGAACGGACATTGGTTAGGAAGACAAGAAACATTTAAGGAGTGTGAAGAGTGGCTGAGTTTGAAGGAAAAGTAAGTTTTCATTACCCATATATGATTGAGGCTGATGATCAAGAACAAGCAGAGTTTGATATGATCAGTCTAGCTCGGGATGATTTTCCTGAGGCAACAAATTTTGAAATTGTAGATATAAAGAAGGTATAATGGCTAGCGAATATATTGATGTCCAAGGCAAGGTGATGTTCATCCATGCTGTCAACTTTAACAAGTATGACAAATGGAGCATTACACTTCGTCCTACACAGGCATCGCTTGAGATCATCCGTGATCTACAAGCACAAGGTATTAAGAACGTGATGAAGAAGGATGATAACGGTTATTACATCCAATTCAGCAGGGAACCGACGAAGCTTATGCGAGGGAAGGTTGTTGCCTTCGCTGCACCTAAGTGTGTCCAACTGGTTGATGGTAAACCTGAGTTGATGGACGGAAGCCGAATAGGTCATGACAGCGATGTCACTGTCCGGTTGGAAGTCTACCAACATGGCACACCTAATGGTGGTAAAGCTAAGGCGGCAAGGTGGGACTCCATTCGTGTAGACAATCTCATTCCTTGGGACCCTGATAAAGACCTGCCAGAAATGGCAGCCGCAGAGGTGAAAGACTTGGCAGCAAGTCCACAACCGATGTGGTAATGTTTCATTAGTAACTTTTCTGGCCGCATCAAGCGATGCTGGCTGGATGCCCTAACGGTTGAACAAAATCTTGAACGTCGTCTTAGGGATGCGTAAGGAAAAGAGCCGTATAACCTTACGTTCTAGTTTTTCGTCAGTGGTGTAAGAAACATCGAAGAACCTGTACGACGCAGTTGGCATAGACGTAGCTCTGCAAGACAACGTTCGGGTGTGGACCGGATTGATCGTACTGTTCTGGAGCATGCTCAGCATGCCTAGCCGATAGCCCCACTTCGGTGGTGCCGTGGTTAACACGGGTAGTGAAGGCGGGAGGTGCCGTGTGATGAACGGTGTGACGAAAGAGAGAGACCTCTGAGTCCAAATCATTGAGGTCACCTACAGTATGTAGCGAGACAGAATCTGGACATACTGTGAGCCGGGAGTAGGTCAAGCCCTGCAATCCCATCTCCGGGGGCACTAAGCGGAGAAACCAAGGTGTATATCGTTTCCCCTACCGTGACGCGGTTAACAGTCAGCAATACTCGGAGTCCTACCTTAGAGTGGGTAACCGTGAGCAAAGGCGGAGACCAACACCAACCATGACACGCTCTGGTAGACAGCAAGAGAAGGAGAAGCGGCCACCCCTTTGTCGGGTATAGCCCGTCCTGAAGGAAGCTAGCTTCGATGTTATCTGCACAGGTGAATTCGTGACGAAGTGTACGCCAGAACTATAGCGGAATAAGGCTTATGGCCTATGACTTGCTCTAGGTACGGTCCCCGTGATGATTAGTGTTTACGGCGAGTGCAGCTGCCCCGTGCATGGTAAAAGGTCAGCCAAAGACCAGCAGTAGTACGCAGGTTCAAATCTGCCGTCATAGATGAAACTCAGATAATGGAACCCAACCGATGGCGCTAAACCATCAAAGAACCCTCCAACCCTTAAGCGTAAGCATGGCTCTGAACCATGCCCATGCACTGTATGGACGCATCAGGACCTCAGCATGACCCGCTCTGTGGGAGGAAACCGTGGCAGCTAGGACTCGCTCTAGACTGTTGTCATATACCGTCTGTCTGGAAGGATAATACCCTGTAGCCTACAATCACCAACGGGTGGTGAACTCGTGTCTTGCGACTGTGGTGAGACCAATACAGGAAGAACTGGACCG